AGAAATGCCCGACCTGCCACGGCCGGATGAAAACCGTTACGCGCACGACAATCGCCTGTATATCGAGTTCAGTCGCAAACCAAAGCTGCATCCAGCCAAAAGCCGCGACGCTGGACGCGCGATTTACGAAGAAGTGGACTACATCTCAATTCACGTCCCTGGCGACAAATCCAGCGTTATTGAGCGTCAAGTTACTGAACAGGACATTCAGCGTTTTACCGATCGGTACAAGAAGTGGAAGGAAGGCCAGGCCGAGGCCGTGACGGGCACGCCGCTTAATGCGCTGCCAGGCATGACCCCCTCGAAGGTTGAGGAATACCGCTACTTCAAGATCGTGACGGTCGAGCAGCTGGCCGAGGCAAACGACAACCTGGGCCAGAAGTTCATGTCCTTCCAACAGGACAAGCAACGCGCCAAGGCGTTTTTGCAGGTCGCGGCCAACAACGCGCCAATCGAGCAAATGAACGCCGAGCTGCAGAAGCGCGATGCCGAGATCGAGAACTTGCGCACGATGGTTGAGGCGCTTCAGGCTCGAGGCAAGTCGTCTAAGCAACCTGCTGCTGAGGCGGCCTAAAGGAGCACTCGGGGATGGCCTACCAGATTGTCAATGAATCGACACTTGCCGCGATCGTGCAAAACGTCGCGGCGATGGTGGGCTTTCCCGTTCCTAATGATCCTGCCGGCAGCACTGATCCTGCTGTACAGCAAATGGTGCAAGCGACCAACATGGCCGGCATTGAACTTCTGTCGATGTATGACTGGCAGGAGCTGATCAAAAATTACCAAATTCCAATTCAGTCGGATACCAACGGGCAAAAAGAAAAGTCTTTTGACTTGCCCGAAGACTTTTTTGACTGGATCGATCAGACCAACTGGAACGCAACGACGCAGTTTCCCAGCCTGGGGCCCGTCTCGCCGCAGATGTGGCAGCAGCTGCTGATTCGCACCACGCTGCCGACGCTCTCGTTCTACTGGCAGGTGCGCGACAACAAGATCTACGTGCTGGCGCCACCCAACTCGCCGCAGACGATGAATTTCTTCTACCTGTCGCAGGCTTGGGTACGCGATCAGGATCAGGCCGACCTGTACAAGAACCGCATTACGAAGAACGGCGACATTGCGCTGCTCGATGCGACGCTGATCACGCTGTACACGCGCGTCAAGTGGCTTGAAATGAAGGGCCTCGACAGCGCTGCAGCGATGCGCGACTTCCAGATTGCGTTTGAGAACAGGAAAGGCGCCGAGAAAGGCGCGCCGGTGCTGTCGATGGCGCGTGATTTCCGCTTCCCATACATCCAGCCCTTGGTCAACACGCCGGATACCGGCTATGGAGTCTGACCATGCCGCTGGTGCCACTAAAGCCTTTCAAGACACCTAGAAAGGCGGCTGCAGCACAGGTTGCGCAGTCCTTCATTGTTCCAGCTCCGACCGGCGGCTTGAACTATCGCGACCCGATTGTCGCGATGGCGCCTAACGACGCTGTCGTGCTGAGCAACATGATTCCGCGCCAGCAGGGTGTTGAGCTGCGCAAAGGGTGGCAAGAATTTTCCGATGCGGTCGAGGTAGGTGGCGTCGCTCAGTCTGTTGAAACGGTGTTTGGCTATCGAGCGCCAGATCCCGCGGACGATAAGATTTTCATGGCGACCAACGGCAACATCTACGACATCACCGCGGGTGGAGCGCCAGTCGTCGCTGTCAGTGCAACAGGCAGCAACTCAAACGAGTGGTGGACGACTCAATTTTCGACGGCCGCTGACACTTTTTTGCTGGCTGTCTCACCAGGTGCCGGCTATTACACCTATAGCACTAGCAGTGGGTGGGTTAATCGCACGGCGACTACGACCGGTTTGCCTTCGACCGTGCGCACGGTGGCGGTGTGGAAGCAGCGCGTCTGGTTCACAGCTGAAGAGGACTCGCGGGTCTATTACATCAACACCGTCAACGCAATCACTGGCGCGTGCACGGCCTTCCCAATGGGCAGCACGCTGCGCAGCGGTGGTTATGTCTCCGCGCTGGTGAATTGGACGATCGATGCTGGGTTTTCAATTGACGACTATCTAGTCGTGATTGGAACGGAGGGCGACGTTGGCGTATGGGAGGGAACAGACCCAACCAGCGCGAGCACTTTTGGCTTAAAGGGCAGCTGGTACGTGGGCCCAGTGCCAAAGCACGGCACGTACTTTACGCAGCTCGGCGGTGACGTGATGGTCATCAGCGAGCTTGGCCTGGTGCCTATGTCACGGTTGATTAACGGGTCGTTCAGTCGCGACACGCAAAACACTGGCCCTGCAGCCAAGATCCAGTCGGTGTTTGCGCCGTTGGTGCGTCGGTTGCGCGAAGAAAAATTCTTCAATGTTTTTGTGGTGCCTGGCTCCGAAGTCTTGGTGATGTCGTTGCCGGTGGACGGTGGCTACTACCGCCAGTTTGCAATGAATCTGACCACCGGCGCCTGGTGTCAGTTTGCCAACATGCCCATCCGCAGCGCGGCAGCAATCGGTGGCGAACTGTACTTTGGGACGGTCGATGGAACTGTGTGCCACGGCTTGTACGGCAAGCTAGACGGCGTTGCACAAGACAACACCGGAGGCAGTTTTCCGATCGGTGAAATTCAGTGCGCGTTCAACGCATTCAACACGCCAGCTCAGCTCAAGAAGTTCGGCATGGTGCGAAACATCTTCTTTGGGCCTGCAGCGCCTAGCACCATGACGACGGTCAATGTGCAGTACCTAACCGTGGACACGACAGGAGCTCCAGCGTTTAGCAATTTTGATGTGGCGCTTTGGGACACCGGTGTTTGGAACTTGGCGACCTGGGTCGCCGATAACAACTTTGAATCGTGGGCTGGCGTTAGTGGACTGGGGTACTACGGTTCATTGCGCATCAAGGTTGCTGGCATTCCTGGCACAGTTTTCTTGTCGTCGCACATGCTGTTTGAGATAGGCGGGGTTATGTAATGGCAAGCTCAATACAACCAACTACGTATCCCGGCATTGATACGTTTTTGTATCCAGGCACCTTTAAGTCGCCAACGGGACAATTTGGAATCACGTTACCTGGCACGGCAAGTGGCGGTGTGACGGTCCCTGCGCCTCAAATAGGCCCAGGCAACGTGCTTTATCAAAGCGAGCTCATTCGCCAGCTGCGCGAAGCTAACAAAAGTCCGTTGACCAACAACCCAGGGGTTAAGTTGCTGGATAACCCCGCAAACTCGACGCTTGTCCTAAATTTCAACAAGCCGGTGCCAAAGAACATGGCGAACCGACCGGCAGTGCTGAAGATCACCCCGACGACACCGACGCCGCCAGGTGGTAACAATACGGGCAACAACAACACTGGAGGAGGAGGCAGCAGTGGGCCGATCGTTATCGGCCCTGGCGTTGGTCCGACTGTTCCGACGTTCTTTCCGACCGTAGATCCGACGGTAGACCCAACAGCAGATCCGACCGTAGATCCTACGATCATTCCAACGTATGGATCAGTCACTCCAGATCCAACGCTCGATCCCACTTTTATTCCCACCTACGGATCAGTCACTCCAGATCCAACGATTGATCCGACTTTTATTCCAAGCTACGGATCTGTCACACCAGACCCAACTTTTGATCCTACGTTCATCCCATCGTATGGATCAGTCACGCCCGATCCCACCACTGGCGACGATTCGTGGAGCGAGTGGGACGATTGGACTGGTACAGATGACACCGCCACCGGCAGCGATAACAAAGATGCAAGCGTCGAGCTCATAGCCGGCGACAACGTTGTTGTTGAAGGTGACGGAATTATTGATTTTCCAGACATAGATGACGGTGTTGACGTGCCTGACTACACCGACGATTTGTGGGGTGATCTAGGCGGGATTGACTTCTTTGACCCTGTATACGACTTCAATTTTGGTTGGGACGGTTTTGATGGCGGGGGCTTTAGTGGTGGTGGGGGTGGTGGTGGCAGCAGCTTGCTGCACATGTTTCAGCTAGTTTGATCATGCAGCTAGTCACCGATCAGCCTGAGCAGTACCCCGTGATCTGGCAGTGGTTGAACAAGCGCATCAACCTGCCGTGGTCCACGGACCTGCGCACGATGGCGGTGATGCGTGACGATGGCACGATCGCCTGCGCGGTGGGCTACAACGCTTGGACGCCGAGCGCGTGCTGGATGCACGTCGCGTTTGACGGTCACCACGGCGTAAAGCGCAGCTTGTGGCATTCAGCGTTTGAGTATCCGTTTGTGAAGTGCGGCCTCGAGGCAGTCTACGGGCTGACTCCCAAGAACTTGGAGGACGCGTTGAAGATGAATGAGCGGTTGGGTTTTCGTAAAGTAGCGGAAACGATTGACTGCGTAATGTTTGAAATGAAAGCCGACGAGTGCCGTTGGCTTAAAGGAGTGAGAAATGGGCGGCAAAGCATCAGCACCTCCAGCACCTGATTACCTTGGAGCAGCGACTGCTCAGGCGCAGGCGTCTGAGAAGGCGACGCGCGCGCAAAACTACGCCAATCGGCCAGTTATTAACACGCCATTTGGTGGTCAGTCGTGGTCTACCGACGCAGTTATTGATCCGGCGACTGGCGAGAAAGTTACGCAATGGACGCAAAACACGACGCTGGCGCCAGGCTTGGCTGACGCGCTTGACTATCAGATCGACACGCAGGTCGGTCGCAGCCAGCTGGCCAGCGGGTTCATGGATCGCGTCGAGGATGAGTACAGGCAGCCGTTTGACTACGCCAACTTGCCCAAGATGGCTCAAGTTAATGCGCCTAGCAGTCTGACAACTAACCTCACCGACTACACGCCAGGCTTATCGACGGCGTTTAATTTTGGCGACGTGCCGACCATTGACTCAGGCTTCCGTGACCAGGTGGCCACGCAGCTCATGGAGCGTATGCAGCCGGTCCACGATTATCAGCAAAACCGGCTTGAAACCAAGCTCGCCAACCAGGGCTTTACGCAGGGCTCGGAGGCCTACAACCGGGCGCTCAACGAACTGCAGCAGCGGCAAGCGAATGAGCGATTCCAGGCGCTTGATCAGTCGGGCAGCGAGGCGCAGCGTCTTTTCAACATGCAGATGCAGTCGCAAAACACCGGCTACAACCAGAACCTAGGCGCTGCGCAATTTGCGAACCAGGCTCTAGGCCAGGCCTCGGCGCTTGATCAAGCTCGCATGGGCGCAATGAATCAGGCCATGCAGCAGCAGCAGTCGATGAACCAAAACTACGCCAATTATCAGAACCAGCTGCGTCAGCAAGCGATCGCAGAGCAGATGCAGCGCCGCGGCATGTCGCTCAACGAAATGAACGCGCTGCTAAGCGGCCAGCAGGTGGCGATGCCGCAGATGCCTTCATTTGTGTCTTCCGGCCGTGCGGAGACGCCCAACATCCTGGGCGCCACGCAGATGGGCTACGACGCTGCGCTGGGTGCCGCTAACGCGCAAAACGCTATGTTTGGCAACTTGCTAGGCGCAGGCGCGCAGCTGGGCTCGGCCGCGTTCATGTTCAGCGATCGGCGCTTGAAGTCGAACATTAAGCGCGTCGGCACGCACGCAATTGGCGTGGGCATTTACGAGTACACGATGATGGGAATGCCGCAACGCGGTGTGATTGCACAAGAGGTTCAGCAGGTAAGGCCTGACCTAGTCAAGCGCCACGCCAACGGGTTCCTCATGGTTGACTACGGAGGCCTCTGATGAATGACGATCTCATGTTTGATTACTTGCTTCAGATGGGCGCTATGCGTCCCGAGCAGGAAGAGCTCAAGCGCAAGCAGGCGATGATTGACGCGTTGCGCGGCCGAGCTATGGAGCCCATGCAAGGCCAGATGGTTGGCAAGCATTACGTCGCGCCAGGCATTGCTAATGCGATCGCGCAGATGGGCACGGCCTACATGGCCGGCCAGCAGCAAAAGGGCGTCGATGCCGGCATGGCTGGGTTTAACGAGCGCCAGCGCCTGGCTCTCGAGGAAATGCGCAAGCGCCGCCGCGCTGGCATGGGCGGTGGTGGCATGACGCCGGTAGCAGATCCCTACAGCGGCCTGCCGACCTACGGCAACGAGGCCTGAGATGGCTGTCTACAACGATTTTGGCGTTCCTCAGCTGCCGCCAGAGTATTTGCCCGATCAAGAAGTGCAGGGCGAAAAGCAGCGCTTGCTGCGGCGGTCTTTAAGCCAGGCGGGCACGCTGTCAAACACGGTGCAGCCTGGCCAGGGCTCAATGCTGCCCAACACGCTCGAGACAATGCGCGGACGCGCTGCGGGCATGTACGACCGCGCTACGCAGCTGATGCAGCAACCGCTGGACTACTCCGGCATCCAGGCCTTTGCGAAGCAGCGCGGTCAGGAGGGCGAGCAGGCCATGCTTAACGCGCTAGCTGCGCAGTACGCCGGCGAGCAGTTCCAGCCTTTGCAGCAGCAGCTGATGAAGACGGCCGCAGGTTCCAGGGAGCCGATCAAGATGGGCGGCGGGATGATTACCGGCGCCGGGCAGTTTATTAAGGACCCTGAGGCCGCGCAGGACAAGGAAGTCGCGCTGCTGCTTAACCAGGCTAAAGCCTACGAGCAAATGGCGCAGACGGCCGAGACGGCCCGCGAGCGCATCGAGGCCGCGCGCAAGCATGACCAGACGATGGAGCAGCTGCGCCTGATGGGGCTTGGGATGCAGCAGCAGGGGCTTGGCATCCAGGCGATGAATGCTCAGACGCAGCGCATGTTGGCCGAGTCGAACGCTGGCGGCAAAGTGGACAAGGCTGCCGACACACTGCGAAATGAGTACCTGAAGCGCGCCGACAAGGTGCGCGAGGGCACAAGCCACGCGCAGAACGTCATGCAGATGTTGTCTGACCCGCAGGTTGCTCGAGATCCGACGCGCCAGGTGGCGTTGATCTTTTCGTTTGGCAAGATGCTTGATCCCGACTCGGTGGTGCGTGAGTCGGAATACGCGCTGATCGCGAACGCTCGAGGCCTGGCCGATCAGCTGCAGCAGCTGGTGCCACGGTTGCAAACGGGTGCCCGTTTGACGCCACAGCAGCTGAAGTCGATGCAAGAGGTCGCGACTAACTTGCTGGGCGGTTCTACTACACGCTTGCAAGACCTTGACCAGTATTACGCAGACCTCGCCAACCGTCGCAGAATCAATCCGATGGATGTCTTGCCTTCATATGCAAACAGGCGTGGAGGTGATGGCAAGGTAATCGACTTCAGCAGTCTGCCAAAATAGAGGGAAATCATGGACGTCCGACTTCCCGATGGCACTGTAGTCACCAACGTACCGGAAGGCATCACGCAAAGCGAGCTGATGCGCCGGCTAGGCAAAGGCACGCCGCCGTCCCAAGAATGGATGGCGCGCACGATGGCCAACATGACCCTGGCCGATAAGAATCCGCTCGAGCGTGCTGCAATCCAGTTGGGTGCCGGGGCGGACACGTTTATGACGGGCGTGAAGCAGCTGTTTGCCGGTAAAGACGAACAGAAGGACATCGAGCGCGACGTCGCACAAAAGCGCGTGCTGAAGAAAGCGCTTGCTGACGCATCCGACACCAAAACGTTGCCCGACTGGATGCCAACCGTAGGTTCTGCGCTGCAGACCACCGGCGAGGCGATGCCATTGATGGCGGTGCCAGTGGGTGGGTACGTGCGTGGCGCCACCATGCTGCCCCGAGCGTTTGGATTGATGCGCGGTGCGGCACCAGCTAGGCTTGGTACTGGAACGCTAGCAGCTGATGCTGCAATGGGCGGCGCTGTTTCCGGTGCATTGAACCCCACAGTTGAAGGCGAGAGTCGCGGCATGAACGCGGCGATGGGTGCAGCAGCTGGTGCTGCGACGCCTGTGGCAATGGCCGGTGGGCGTCAGGTCTACAACATGGTCGCACCTGGTGGCGGCCGCTCTCGAGCTGGCGCACAAATTGCCAACGAGTTAACTCAGGGCGCCGCTGACTCCAACGCAGTGCTGCAGCAAACAATCGCTCGCCTGCGTGCTCAAGGTGGCCAGCAAGGCGCGATTCCGCTGTCCGCGGCTGCGCAGCTGCGCGATCCTCAGCTGGCGCGCCTGGAGGCCGGCAGCCGGGCCCGCAACGGCGCCAACTGGTACGACTTTGATCAGAACCAGGCCCGTGCCGTCTCTGGCGCGTTTGACCAGGCCACGGCCGAAGCTGGCGATCTGGCCGCTCGGCGCGCGACGCGCGAGGCAAATATTCAGGCCAACAAGGCGACCGCGTTTAGTTCAGCTGACCAGGCAGCGTTTGCCGGCGAGTTAGACAACTTCCGAAACAATCTGCAGGTGGCCATGCAGTCGGCCGAGGCCTCGAACCCGGCCGTGCTGAACATGCTGCGGTCGATCGAGAACGAAATCGAGCGCCTGGGTCCGATGTTTGGGCCCGAGCACCTGGCCACGATCCGGCACAACCTAAGCGGCAAAGGCAACGCATTGAGCCCCAACGCTTACTTGTCGGCCCCCCGCGATTCGGTGGCCACCAGGAGCGTGCTGCAGGAGGTGGACAACATCCTCAACGGCGTCACTGGCAACAAGTGGCAGAACGTGGTCAGCGGGTACGCGGCCGACAGCGCGCCAGTTGCTGCATCCAAGGCGGCGGGTCGCGTGCGTGAGGCCTACTACGACCCTACAGGACGCGTCAGAGGCGTTTCTGCCGATCCTTTGGGAGATGTGCCCAAGATCACCGAAGCGGGCCTTGGCAGGGCTATGGACGCCGCTAGAGGGCCTAACAAAGCCACGCTGTTATCTGACCCGGCGCGCACGCAGCTGGAAGCCATTCTTGAGGCCCTGCGAGCTCAAAACATTGTCCAGGGCGTTAAGAGAAGCGCAACAGCTGGCGGTGGCAGCAACACTGCCTCGGACCAGATGGCAGCCAGGGCTGCCGGCAAAGTAGGCGATGCGGTGGCCGGAATGGCCGGCGGCCCGGCTGGAGCGGTCACCAGGGGCATGTTAAGCGCGGCAATGGACTGGGCCAACACTCACCGCGACCGGGCGCTTGCTGAGGCCCTACAGGACCCGCAGCGGTTGATTCAGATTTTGGAGGGCCGGGTTAGAGCTGGGCAGCCCTTGTCGGTTGCCGAAGAAGGTGTTTTGCAAATCTTGCGCGGAGTGCCCGCGGCGGCAGCCTCAAATTAGGATGACACAAAAATGGCACATTTGACCCAACTTTCATTCGAGAATTACCGGATGGTCCCTCAGGAGCACAATCATGCCGCGTAACGGATCGGGCACCTACACGCTGCCGGCCGGCAACCCGGTGGTGGCCGGGACGACGATTGACGCGTCCTGGGCCAACAACACGCTCAACGACGTCGCCAACGAGCTCACCAACTCGCTTTCGAGGACGGGTGCCGGCGGGATGCTGGCGCCTTTTCGTATCGCTGATGGTTCGATTACCGCACCAGGTCTGGCATTTCTCAACGAAACCAACAGCGGCCTGTACCGCAGCGGCGCCGGCAACCTGCGCATGGCGGTGCTGGGCGTCTACGTCATGCAGTGGAGCTCGACCGGGGTACTGATCCCCGACGGCATCCTGCTTGAGGGCCAATGTGTCGCGCCGACTTTAGGCCCCGACTTTGCCAACAAGACCTACGTTGACTCAAGCATTTCGAGCGCTTTGAGCGTTAATTCGCGCGCGCTGTACACCGCGACAGCAGGCCAAACCACATTTGCGATCAACTACAACGTCGGCACGCTTGATGCGTACATCAACGGGGTTAAGCAGGCCTCATCGACGTTTACGGCAACCAACGGCACAAGCATCGTTTTTTCCACGCCCATGTTGGGCGGCGAAACCGTTGACCTTGTTGGGAACAGCAGCTTTGTAGGCAGCACGTATCTGGCCACGACCGGCGGCACGATGACCGGCGCGATCGCCATGAGCAACAACAAGATCACCGGCTTGGGTACGCCTACTACGGGCACCGACGCCGCGACCAAGACTTACGCCGACACGATGTTGCCCAAGGCGGGCGGCACAATGACTGGCGACATCACGTTTGCGGCGACGCAGACGTTTAACCGCGTCGTTCAGGTCATCGGTACCAATACCAACGCGGTTGCCGGCAAGCAGTACGTGCTGACCGCTTCGCTGACGCTGACGCTGCCCGCTACGCCAACTGCCGGGCAGACGGTCGGGATCAGCAACCTGAGCGGCACAACGACCGCGGTTGTGGGACGCAATGGCGAAAACATCCAGGGCCTGGCGCAGGACCTGACGATCGACACACTCAACGCAGCGATTACCCTTATGTACGCAGACGCCACCCGCGGCTGGGTCTTTGTCTAAAAGGAATACTTGATGAGCACTCTTTCCCAGTTCTTTAGCGGCGGCAAAAGCCAGTCAGAAGTGTTCACGTCTGGCCCTGGCACCTGGACCGTCCCGGTCGGCGTCACCGGCGTGCGCGTCACGCTGGTTGGCGGGGGTGGGGGCGGCGGGGGTGGCTATACCTCGAGCTATCGAGGAGGCGGCGGCGGTGGTGGAGCCATCGTTGTGTCAGACCTGAAAGTCACGCCCGGCGCGTCTATCTCTTACACGATCGGTGGAGGCGGCGCTGGTGGCGCTGCAAACGCAAACGGCGTTGCTGGCACCGACACCACGTTTGGAACGCTAACAGCGCACGGCGGCGGCGGTGGTGGCAAGGGTCAAACGATTTCTGATGGTGGGGGCGGGGGGGGTGGTGGCTATTCAGGCACCGGAGCAAGCACCGGCAGCAACATTGGTGGCGCGGGTGGCGCAGGCAACGGCGGCGCGGGTGGCGATAACGGTGTCGGTGGCACGGCAGGGACCGTCTTTATTAACGGCCAGGGCGGCGGTGGTGGAGGCGGTGGCGGCGCATCAGGCGGCGCGAGCATGGCCGCTGGCGGTGCAGCAAACGCCAGCCGCGGAGGCGGCGGTGGTTCGTTTGGCGCAGGAGCTGCTGGCGGTGGCTCAGCGTCGGCCAATACGGGTGGCGGGGGTGGCGGTGGCGCCATCAACGCTGCAGGCGGCAGCGGTGGGTCGGGTTACATCATCGTCACTTGGGTTGCATAGGGAGCATTGACATGGCAGACAAGAAGATTTCAGCACTGACGGTAGCGACGACACCCTTGGCGGGCACTGAGGTGCTGCCAATTGTGCAGTCAAGTGCGACCGTCAAAGTTAGCGTGGCTGATGTAACCAAAGGCCGCACCATTCAGACCACGGGAATCAACGACAACAACAACAACGAAGTCATTACGATCACAACGACGGCATCAGCAGTCAATGAAATCACGGTGGCTAACGCTGCGACAGGTGCAAATCCTGTCATCTCGGCCACGGGATCAGACACAAACATTGGGATTACGCTGACCCCGAAAGGTACGGGTAATGCGGTGTTGACGAGCGGGAATTTTGTGCCAAGCACCGCAGCCAAAGGCGTCAACTTTACCGCCAACACCCCCGCAGCAGGGATGACCAGCCAGTTACTGAACTGGTATGAGGAGGGGGCATACACAGCCACAATGTCGCCCACAACAAGCGGGTCAATTACGTTGGCGGGAACTCACAACACGCTCAAATACACCAGAATCGGAAGGCAAGTCACTGTCACTGGTATGTTGATGGTTAGCAGTGTTGGTGCGCCAGTTGGCGCAATAAACATCAATCTTCCTTTTGCCGCAGCGTCTGAGAACTCTTCAAACAGTGCTGCCAGTTTATTTGTGAACGGCTCCAACGGCCCTTTGTCCGCAGACTTCATCGGATTTGTTGGTGCAGGCACAAGTACATTGCAAATCTATCTTGGTGATGGAAATTTTGTTCAGTCTGATAGTGCTGATGCAATGCAAGCCAACACCCAAGTGACAATTTCTGCAACTTACTTTGTGTAACAGGGGTACGAAATGGCTTTGACAAAAGTAACGTACTCAATGATTAAAGGCAGCACTTACAGTGTTGTCGATTACGGAGCCGACCCAACAGGCGCGACTGATAGCACCAATGCGTTTATTGCTTGTAGTCAAGAAGTGCAGGCCAATGGTGGTGGTCGTGTTGTTTTCCCAAAAGGCACATACTTAATTTACAAGCAAGGCGTGTCTTACGCAAACTATCCGTTTGAGTTTGACAGTCTTTCTGGGATTGTTGTCGATTTCAGCGAGGCAACGATCAAGGTTGATCCTGCAAAAGACTGGACGGGTCAAAACGCATCACTGTTCCGGTTCACTGACTGCAACGACATTTATGTGCTTGGCGGCAATTTTGAATCGCCCGCGATTGCGTTAGACGGTACGTTTACGGGCATAGAGGTTGTCTCGCTGCGCGGCGACTGCCGTGGAGTGACAATCCCATACATCCGCGCGGAAAACGCACTGGCTGTTGTGCAGTCGTCGGTCCCGACCACTACGGCTGGTTCGCGCAACATTTGGATCGGCACCATTGACGCCACCGGATGCGTTTACGCCATCAATTGCGCCAACTCTGGTTCTAACATGGTGGTCGAGAATCTGGTTACCAGCGGATGCGGGCGCAGCTTCTTCATCTACGGCACCAGCCATGTAAAAGCGAACATCCGTTCCAAGAACTTCAAGTTCTCCGCTGATGTTGGTATCGCCACCATCACGAACGGGTACAACACAATCTCCGACATTGACATCAACTATTTCAATGATGACTCAGACCCTGGCGCATCAGTTGGTATCGGGGTTCGGCTTGCTCACTCTTTCTTGGGCGGCGTTGCTGGCAATATTCAGAACGTCAGGATTCACCTACAAGTCAATTGCAATGGGACTGGCATTGCGTCTGCTTTTGAGTATTCCAAAGATGACGGCGGCGGCAATCCTGATCCAACAGATCGTGGGCACATCCTTGGCAATCTGAAAGTGTCTGGTGTTGTCTTTGGCACACCGTCTTTTGGTGCATCCGTTCACTTTGGTCGAAATGGGACTGTTTTTGGCAGTGGCGATGAGATCACACACATTGATCTTGAAGACCTGCGCGTGTTGTTCACAACATCTCAATCCATCAGTCTTGAGCGTGTCATGCCTGCCATGAAAGGCAATTTGTACTTGAACAAGATTCAGGCACTGACGGACATCAATCTATGGGGCGGATCAAACCCAATCACCTACACCTCGACTGACGCTGACGCCAGAGTTTTTGTGTCTGATGTGACTTCATCAAACATCGACAGCTACAACGGTGTTTCTGGCGTCAACGGCGTCAAGACGTTTGCTGCGTCCAATTCACCAGTGGCTGTCTACCAGCAATATACTGGTCTTGTTCTTACCAACCAAGGTTCTGGTGGCACAGTGGTCTACAACCTGCCTGCTGCAACTGTTGGCTTGCAGTTCGGATTTGCACAAGTTTTTGCGAACAACATGCAAATTGATCCAAACGGCACTGAGTCAATTCGTGGAGGCGGCGCTGGTAAGTATTTGCAACTCGGCGCTGTCGGCACATCTGTAACACTTGTGTGCCGTGTCGCGGGTGTGTGGGACATCATTCAATCGAATGGAACCACCAGTTTTGAACCTTGAAGCCCAACCTATTAGATGCAAGATTAGCCTACTGTACCGGACCAGTAGACCGGAATGTCTACGGAAACACCATGAACGACGAGAGTCAAAGATTTTTATAAACGCATAATCAGTAAGGGGAATAAAATGTTTGAAAAACAAATTATTATTGACCGCATAGAAGTGTTGCAAGATCAAACTGTTGCGGTTCGTTATGTTGTGACCGTGACAGAAAATGGCAAACCTTTTGCTGAACAAATAAAGGGAAATTACTTTAAGCCAGGCGATGACTACAGCAGCGAGGATGCCAAAGTGCAAGCCGTTTGCGCTGCCGTGCATACGCCGGAGGTAATTGCGGCGTATCAAGCAACGCTAGAAACTGCACGACTATGATCCGCACCGCATCAGGCCCGATTCTTTGGTGGCTTCGCCTTACAGGCTTCAAAGGCATTGCCTTGTTTTGGGGCGTTGCGTATGTTGTACCGGGTTGGGAAACCAAAGAACGTGTAATACAACATGAGCTTAAGCATCTGGAACAAATGAAGCGGGACGGCAAGTTACGATTTGCGGTGCAATACTTGTGGTGGAGTTTGCGATACGGTTACCGCAACAACCCATACGAGGTTGAAGCGCGAGAGGCAGAAAGGAATTGAAATATGGATTCGCAGACCATCATTAACTTAGCAGTATCAGCCGCGTGTGCAGCAGCTGGATGGTGGTTGCGAATTTTGTGGGAAGCCCAGCAGCGCCTGCAGCGTGACTTAGGCGAGCTTGAGAAGGATCTGCCGCACACCTACGTGCTGAAGCAGGACTACCGGCAAGACATCCAAGAAGTCAAAGACATGCTGGCCAAGATCTTTGACAAGCTGGACTCGAAAGCTGACAAGTAATGCTTGAGCTCTTTGGCGGCGGGCTGCTTGGCAGCATCTTTGGTGGCCTGTTTCGATTGGCGCCGGAGGTGCTCAAGTGGCTTGATCGAAAGAACGAGCGCCACCATGAGCTTGCCATGTTTAGCCGGCAGTGCGAGCTCGAGGCTCAGCGCGGCGCTCAGAAACTCGCAGAAATCGGCGCGCAGCGCGAGGCGGCGATCGACACCGGCATCACGGCAGCGTTCCAGGCAGCGATCAACCAGCAGGCTGAGATGGTCAAAGCCGCTGGCGGCTGGGCTGCGTCGTTGTCAGCCAGCGTGCGTCCGGTGGTGACCTATTGGATTTTAGGAATTTGGTCCTTCGTTCACGTCTGGTTCGCCTACAACGCCTGGGCGTCGGGCGCTGCGCCTGAGGTGGTTTTTGCAACCATGATGACTGCTGACATGAGCGCGCTTGTTTCTGGCACGCTCAACTACTGGTTTCTGGACCGAACCCTAGCCAAGCGCGGCCTATGAACCTGCAGCTCGCTGCAGAGCTTTGTAGGCGCTTTGAAGGGTTTTCTGCTAAGCCTTACCTGTGCCCGGCCGGCGTGGCTACGATCGGCTACGGCAGCACGTACTACGCCGATGGGCGCAAGGTCCAGCTCACCGATCTGCCGATGACCGAGCCCGCGGCGCGGCAGCTGCTGATGCTTGAGCTCATGCACACCTACGCGCCAGGCGTCATCCGGCAGTGCCCAATCCTGCTCACGCTGGCGCTGCAGGCCAACGACTGGGGCAAGTTCAACGCGATCGTGGACTTCGCCTACAACCTGGGCGTGGGCCAGCTGCAGACCAGCACCCTGCGGCGCAAGATCAACGCGCAGGATTGGGAGGGTGCTAAGGAGCAGCTCAAGCGTTGGGTGCGCGGTGGAGGCCGGGTGCTGCCTGGCCTAGTGCGCCGGCGTGACGCGGAGTGCTTGCTAGTCGGTTGAGGGCTTGTGCCAAAATTGTGCCGTGACTTGTGTCACGACGACTGTCTCCTCTCCCTGTTAGCCCTGATTTATAGGGCTTTTTTTTGGCCAGTGCGATTCGAAATCCGGTGATGCGCATTGCGTATCCGTGGGTTCGAATCCCACCCCTTCCGCCAAATCAATGACTTACGCAAGAAACGACCCCGCGTGAAATTTGATCCAGGCTGTTTTGTGCCAAATTTGTGCCAAAAAACAGTCCGGTCCACCCTCCCGCCGGGCGATCGCGGACAGCGGAATGGTCGCGGACTTGCCGTCGAAATCCACCGCCGCGTGATCGCCTAAGACGCCCATCACGCGCCCGCGCCGGCCGATCGGCCAGGGCTTGCGGATGACCACCACCTCGACGCCAGGCGCCGCGATCAGCTGCGACGCGTCCTCGAGCTCTTCCCGGTGCTGGGTCCTGACGGCCCTGGCGTGGGCCTTGATGCGCTCCAGGTGCGAGTTCACAGGGTCACCTTCTCAGCTGCCGCGGCCAGGTGCTCGGGGCTCAGGTGGGCGTACTTGCGGACCATCTCGGCCGAGTGCCAGCCGCCCAGCTCCTGCAGCACCGACAGAGGCGTGCCGGCCATTGCGTGCCAGCTGGCCCAAGTGTGGCGCAGGTCGTGGAAGCGCAGCCAGGGGGCTCCAGCGTTCTCACAGGCGCGTTCCCAGACACTGGGTGATATCCGCTTAAGGTCACCAAAAACAAAGCCTTGGCGGGGCTCTGGGATGGCTTCCAAGATGGCTTTGGCTTGGCTGTTAAGCGGCACCAGGATGCGCTCGCCGGCCTTTGCCTCATCGGCGTGCACGATCACCATGCCGCGCTCGAGGTTCACGTTCTCCCACTGCAGCCCAAAAACATTCGATTTTCTCAACCCGGTGAGAAGTGCAAAACGGACGGGAGTCCGGTATTTCTCCGGCAGCGAAGCGACCAAAACGTCAGCTTGTTCGCGTGACAAAAACGCGACGCGGCGCTTGGGTTCAGACTCGATTCGCAGCGCCGGCGCCCGGTCCAGCCAGTTCCACTCGCGCTCGCAGGCGCGCAGGATCGCGCGGATCAGGGCCCGGTAGCGGTTGCGAGTGGCCGGCTTGACGTCCTGAGGCAGGGCGTCCTCGATCGTGTCGCGGTCAATGTCCATCAGGCGTTTCTTGCCCAGCAACGGCTCGAGGATGCGGATCTTGTCCTTGTCGTCGCTGATCGAGCGCTTGTGATCGCGCTCAGACAGCCAGCGCTTGGTGGCGTCGGCCCAGGTCTTCTTGGGCTTCTCCTTCAACACGCGCTTGCGCCAGAGCTCGGCCTTGCGGATGTCGTACAGCTCTTGGGCCTGCTTGAGGTCGGAGGTTTTCAACGACTCGCGATGACGCACGCCGTTGATCATGACGTCGATCCAGTAAGTGTCGCCACGCAGTTTTGGTTTGCTCATTTCCTAGTTCCTTGTTCGGGTTCAGTGTGGTGAGATTATCGCAACCTTATAGACGCAAGTCAACCGGACTATTTTGTCACAGTACGCCAGTACGCCAGTAAAGCAGCCTCGGCGCGGCCGTCATCCTTCGCGCGCTTGAACTCACCGGCCTGGACTGGCCACAGCTGCGCTGCCTTGGCCCTGGCGCCGTCCTTGCCGGTGTTCAGCTTGAGGGCCTTCTTCCAGGTCGACGGTGTCACGGTGGTAGTCGGTATCCAAAGGCCCGCCAGGACGCCCAGAACAAGCCCGTAGGCCTGCCCAAAGGCGAACATGGACGTCACCCCCTGGCCAGGCATGGCGCCCACCTGCTCGACCACCGCGACGGTGTCGGCCAGGTTGTAAAGGCGCAGCTCGCTGGCCAGCAGCTCGGGCGCGACGCGGCGCTTAGCTTTGCCGCCGACGGTGATCTGGACCACGGGCATGTCGAAGACCTGCACCAGTTTGCCGTCCTCGAGGATGGCCACAGCGCCCGCGGCGCCAGGATCGATTCCAATGATGAAACTCATAAGACTGACTCCACAAGGTTTGCGAAGACGCCTCCGTACTCCTTCCAGATGCGCCCCGATTTGATTTCTGCGATGTGTTGAAAACTGACGCCGTACTGAATGCCAAGTTGCCGGCAGGTGAGGTCAGACGCGCGAATTTCCCGCACCTGGTCGATCGTCAGCTTGGCGCGTTTGCGACCCTGATCAGCTGCCTTGCGACTCAACATCAGCTTGCCGCCGGTGCGATTCTCGGCAGCGCGTTTGGCGGCGACCTGGCGCGTGATTACCTGCAGATGGTCAGGATTGACGCAACGCCAGTTTCGGCACCGGGTGCCGGTGACTTTTTTTGACCGGCCGTCAAGCAGCCCCAGTGCTATCGCTAACGCACGGCGCACCTTGATGTGCTTGCCTTTAATTTTGCTCACCGGCGTGTTGCCGTGTGCCGTGAAGTAGCCCTGCCACTCCCAGCACTCACCGACCTCGATTGAGCGATCGCGCACCCAGTCGATGAACGTGCTCACAGCACACTCCAGCCCAACTGCAACAGGAACCACATGACCCGGGCGGCCAGGCCCATAGCGACCAAGGCGCCGGCCCAGATCAGCGCCAGGACGGCGATGTAAACGGCGTCTCTCATGACGCTAACCTCTCGAGGTTGCGCAGGCTCTCAGCGATCTTTGCGCGTTGCACACGGTCGCGCTTGTTCGCGGGCTTGGTGACCTTGTCCAAGTCCTCGGGCGTGTTCCATTCCATGTCAACAATCGGCTTGGGATCGAGGCCGCCGCTGATCACCTCGGCGCCTGGGAACACGGTCTTGAGGTCGGCCGCGTTGGTCAACAGGCTGGCCGGGCAGTGCTGCAGCTCCTTGCTTGAAAACACGGGCCCGTAGTCCGTAATGAGCTCGCTGCCGTTGGTGAACATCTGGCCCGTCTCGCGGTGTCGGTAGCTGACCCAGTTGGGGCCACCGTCCACCGGCTCGGCGTAGGACACCAGGGCAGGAATGAACAGATGCTCAGGGCAGCCGCTGCGCTGCGTCTGGTCATCAATCTGGGTGCTGTGGCGATCGCAATCCCATGACCCATTCGCACCAGGCGAGGCGTGCGCGCAGGTCCTGCAGTTCACCTCGGCCGCGATCCCGCCGTGGCAGACGTCCCAGTGCGTACAGACCTTGCACTGCCAGTTCGCCGGGTCCTCGCTGATCTTGACCGGAGGCTCGGTCATCTGGATCAGCCCATGCGCGTGCTGCATCAGGTTCTCGAAGTGGTTCTCATCGAAGTGCACCCACTCCACATAGACGTCGTCAGTGTCCTTGTTGACGGCCATGTACAGGGCGCGATCGAGCTCCATCAGACCCATGTAGACCTGCATCTGGTCGAAGTGCTGCGGCTTGTTGACGCGCACTTTGTGCTTGACCAGGTCCGCGAACGATTTCGCGTTGTGGGTCTTGAACTCGAGCACGGCCGGCGTCTTGGGCGCCTCGGGCAAGCCCTTGGCGACGCCATCGAGCGAGCCACCGAAGTGGCCATTGCAGGCCACCACGCGCCACTGATCGCCCGTCTCGGGGTTGGTGTCCCAGACCTGCGCGCCGATGCCGCGGAGCTCCTCGAGCAGCCTGGCCTCCTCGCGCTTGCCGGTGTCGAACAGGCGCAAAACCCGGCCGGGGAACTTGGGCGTCACCGCCCAGCGCCAGGTCAGCCACACGTAGCGGCTGCATGGGTGGCCGATGATGCTGGCCCCCATGTGCGGCCGGTGCTCCTGGGGCTTGCTTTCGTACCAGCGCACGATGGCGTGCGCGGTCGTGTGCTGAGACTCAGGGATGGCCGCCATGACTAGCCCCAGGGACGCTGAGACTTCGCCGGTGCCGCAACTGCGGCAGGCTTCGCCGCAACTGCGGGAGCGGGCGCCGGTGCTGCGCCATCGGCCGGCTTGTAGTCCCAGACCATGTTGCGCGTGGCGTCCTTCTTGTCGATGCCGAGCGTTGCAATGAACGCCCGATCGTGCAGCTCCTCGGAATCCTGGATCTCATCCAAGCCCACTGCCATGCACAGGCGCGCCAGCTGCTCCTGCGCAATCTTGACGGTCTGCTGGCTGGGGTTGTCGAGGTTCAGGCGCTCCCAGTGCCGGCGGCCGCTGAACTGGCCCGCGATGATCTGCATCTCGAGCTCGAGGTAGTGACCGTTGCCGGCCTTGGTGGCTTTGGTGTCCGACTTGGTGACGATCATTTCGTAGTCACCCTCAGGCAGAGCGCTGTAGCTGCGTTCGGTCAGTTCGACGTTTGATGCTTTGAAGTTCAGTGATGCCATTTCAGTTTCCTTGGTTGTGGCTTGATGAAAGAGCCTGCGCGAACGCGTCCCATGACAGGGGCATGTTCTTGAGGCCGAAACGATTGCCGCCCATGTGCGCCGGGTGCGGCTCGACGTGCAAAACGCGCTGCCCGGTGGACCGCGCCTTCACT